CTAGTTTTCGAAGGTGTGCCCGCCATATGTCCAGCTCTGTTTCCGTCCGTCGTTCCAAACCGCGAGGATTAGGGTGTTGACGTTAGTGCCGAGGGCTGAGAATGAGCCAGAGGGCATGTCATAAAAAACCGCATTTTTTTCCCGCATAAACCTTCGGAAAGCGGATGACTTGCGGGTGCCGCGATGTTCGGTGCTCGCAGACATAATCGCAACAAGGTATCCGTCCGGTCTCAAGAACTTCATCGCGTGCATAACGTGGTCAATATCGCGCTCCCGGTCAAAGGGCGGGTTCATAACCACGCGGTCATATAGCCCGGTGATCTGTGGCAAAAGCTGCATGAAGTCTTGGCAATAAACCCGGTTGAAATCGCCGGAGCTGCGGAGGGCATTGGCAAGGTGCCCCTGAATTTCGACGCAATCCACCAAGGCCCTATGAGTAAACTTTTGCCCGGCGTCGTATCCATCTTGCACGGCTCCAGCCATGCGGGCGAGGTTGCCGGTGCCCGCCGAAGGTTCCAGCACGCGCAGCGGTTCCTGTCCGCGTTGGCGGTGCAGGGGTAAAAGTTTCTCCACCTGCGCAACTCCTTCGGCCTGCGTCGGGTAAAATCCAAACTTCTTGGCCGGTGTAAGTTTAGCGGTGAATAGGGGGTCTTCTTCCTCGACCACGGAGCTGCCCAGCACCTCACCGTAGAAAGCGGCAAGCACTTGGTTCACCTTCTGCACGAGATCGTCACGGACAAACCAAAGGTGGGCGTTACCGTTTTTGAAGATGCGTATACTGAAGTATTCGGTCTCGCATTCTGACTGATGAGCATGGTATCCGCGCCGGTTCTGGTCGATAACACTGATGGCGGTTGTAAAATCCCCTGTTTTACCGTCCAGCAGGGTAAAGGCGCGCTCAATGTCTATCAGGGTGTCTCGATGGTTGCCGTGGTAGCTCCAGCCCCCGTACTCCGAGTTAAAAACACGGGTTAAGATGATGCGCGATCCGACCTTGAAGCCATCGTGGCTGAGGAAGCGTCGGTCAAGTTTTGAAAAGGCGTTGGCAATACCACGCGCGAATATGGTGTCACGCTCGGCCATGAAGTGTTGCAGGGTGGAATAGACGTTATCCACGGTCACGGGCGGGAGACCTTTGCTTAGCTCCTCGTCCGTAATGATCTGCCGAGTGTCGCGGTCCACGCGGTCGGGAATGTAGCGCATTTGGTCGCGCATCTCATCCTTGGCCTGTTTGTCCATGAGCTTCTGTAGGTCGGTCGTTTTGATAAGGTGCGACCAAACAGTAATATCAACGATGCGCCGGGCGACGCGGGCGTATTTCTCCTGATCGGGGAGGTTCACGGCCGCGTAAAACTCGCGGACTTCCTCAACGTGGGAATCAGTAAAAAGGGTTTCTCTTGGGGCGGCCTGCAACGCCATAGCGTGAGCGGCCTTGATCGCTTTAGAGGCAATTTCAATTGCGGTCCATGCGCTAGCAAATAGCTCAAGCGCATGGTCGCGGTGTTTAACGATGTCCTCGATGGTCTGGCGTGGGATTAAGGCGTTGGGGTTCATTTCGTAGTGCGGTCATTCGTTCATTTCGTGCGCGCCGGTAGTCATCTGCATTCGGCGGCGTAATTTCCTCGGCCTTTGTTCTGGCGGCGAGGAAGGCCATCTTCTCCCGTAACGTCATCTTAGGAGGGGCAGGGGCCAAAGCCTCCCCTTCCAGCGATAGCAAGTGGAAGAAGTGGGAGGCGTCGGCTTCCTTCATGGCTGTGACCTAAAGGTAAATTTCGCCCAAAGCGGCCACCTTGCCGAGCTTCGCAATAATGGCGTTGCCGACCGCGTCGCTATTGCTGTCGAAGTCGATTTCCGCACCATCATCATCTAGGCAGGCGGTCGCCACTGTGATGGGTTTAGCGAAGTTACCGCGAATGACTGCGCCGTGTGGGTGATGCCAGATAAAGCCGTAGGCGGTCGCCGTAACGTTGAGAACCGGCTTGGTGGCGTAGAACGTACGGTCGCCGTTAAAGGCCACAGGGGCTTCCAAAACGTCCTGTTCGGTGGTTTCAGTGACGACGAGTTCTAAGCCCATGTCCTGCTCGATGTCAGAGATATGGGTGGCGAGGTAGTGCGGTGTTGTCATGTGTGATTGCTTTCCTTGGTAAAAGCATAATCACATAACATCTTTAGGTTGTAAACATATTATTACAACTAAATATCCACAGCTGCGGGTGAGCAAATAGCCATACCCGCCCGGCCCTCATTTAGCAGGGGCGAGGGATGGCGGAGATTGCCTTTCCGTGAATTGCTGGTAGACCTTTAAGCGACAACCCCTTGGAGAGACATATGGCCCACGGCATCAAACTCGACACCCTTTCAATGGAAGACTTGCAAACCCTTATTACCGATGCACAAAAGGCTTTATCGGTGAAAGTGAATGCAGAGCGTTCCGAGCTTATTAGAAAGCTTGAGGCACTGGATGCCATCGTTCCAGCACGAACCTTACCCCAGACACGAAAGCGTAGCTCCCTCGGCTATACCCATGTTCATCCCGAGAGTGGTCACGAATGGGAGGGTCGTGGCAGCATCCCGAAGGAATGGCAGGATATTGTGCCAAAAGGCAGCACAAAAGAATTCAAAGACGAAAAGCTTAAGCCGTATAGGGTGAACCGCTAAACGCCTTGCTCCTAGCGCAGAATCTAGGGGCAACGTAACCGTATAGCACGCAGGCCTCTGCCGCCTGCACCCGTAAGGGTGGGGTGGTGGGCTTCTGAAAGAAGCGGGTGCCATTAAAAAACACCCCCAGATCAATGGGGGTGTCGCTCAGTCGTCAAAAGCTGGAGCGGTGTGAAGAACTGCCTTTGAGCCAAAGGCAGCTTCGAGCACGCCAATTTGGTCGAGCTGGCCTTGGGTTGGGCCACCCTCGCAAACCTCAAGCTGAACATCAAGATGAAGGTGGCCGTGTAAATCCATGTTAAAACGTGGATAAATCTCACCCTCTGCCGTCACAAAATAGTCGTGCGGCCTATGTCTTTGATAAACGTGGATCATGTCAGTTCTCCGCAAAAGTGACGATGACTTCGTGTTCCTGACCTAGCTTCCTTACCACCTCAAGCTGCTCGGGCGTAAGGCCGTTGTCGAGGGGAATAAACACGATGTTCGTCATGAGGGTCGTGTTTCTGGTGAACGGGTTCGGGTACAAGTCGCCATCCGGCGTTACGGTGATGTCGATCATCTCGAACGGTAGGTCAGGCGGCAAGCCCTCTACATGAACGTATAGGCGTATCATTAGCGCCTCCTGAAAAGGAAAAGCCCTCGTAACTCTCGCTACAAGGGCCGGTGAAGCTGGTCGGGACGGTTAACGTCAGTCCCGTAAGACGACAGGTATAGGCATATTTCCTGCGGCCTAGATCGGATCACCGCCTTCCTTAGGTTACGTCAAAAGCCTTCCAGTCGAGGCATCGGCAACGCGCCAGCTCGCACTTGTCGCAAGGCCGCTTAAAGTCCTGCAATCTGTTATTCGTCATTCGTGGAGGAAGGTTAGGAAGCTCGAATTGAGCCTCAATGTCATCGCGTATAGCGGCGGGAAAAGATTCCATGATGGTTCTCCGTGAAGTTGTTCACGAGTACATCATGACGCCGGAGGCAGAATCTCGTCCAGAAATTTAAAGGTATTTAGCGGGGCGCGAGCGGGTGCATCAGGTTTGATGCATGTGCGATTTACTTCAACTTAAGGTGTGGGGAGCAAATGTGTCAGCGGGCTTTATAGGGAAAATCAATGCGTCGATTACTTGCTATTCTAATACTCGCAACCACGCTGACAGCGTGCCAATCCGCTGGTGTCGAACACGACCAGTACACCGGCAAGACCATCGTGCATTCGCAGGCTTACTCGGTAAGTGACGGATTGCTTCATAATGCGCACGCTATGGCGGTTTGGACTAACACCGCTGGTTATCAGGTTGCGTTCGACTATGCAGCCAACGGAGGAAGCTGGATGTTTTTCCGTCAGGCGTGGGCGGATGGTCGGCAATTTCCGTACACAGTGACCAAAGAAAATGTCGCAGGCTGTGGGGCGGGCTGCATTCTGGTAGAAGCGGGCTATTTTAGATTGAGCGAAAGCGACTTTCAGCAGGCGCTCATTCGAGGCCTAGACTTTAAGGTGATCGGATCGGGCGGAGCCGTTACAGGTAAACTTCCAGCCGAAGCGTTTAAGCAGGTCGCAGCGCTGAGGAAATAGAGTTTCACGAGGTAAGGGAATGAAATTTGTCGTGCTGCTGCTGGTGATCTCGCTGGCGCTGAACGTCCTGCTTGCAAAAACCGTAGCCCGGTTGGAAAACTACCATTACGCCTCGCAGTTCTCTATGTGCGGGGACGCCAGCCTGAGCGATGGAATCGCTAAAATGGTCGAGCGGGAGAAATGCTTAAACGCCAAGGAAACCCGCGAAAATATGTGGTGGCATCTCTATTACGCCGTGAGAGAGCAGGTTTGGGGATAAGTATTTCTTGCCGGATGTTCCAACCTGAATCATCCTGTTCGCAAGGGGCTAGGTTGCCAACACGCCTAGTCCCGCCGATTTGACTGTGTTGGCGGTAAATAAGGAAAGTGTTGGGATGTGGAACTCCCTATTGATGAACGCCAATTGCTGCTAGACGCCGGATGGGTCGAGCGGGACGGTAAGTGGCGATACCCGAACAGCTTTGATTTAGGCTGGGTAGAAATCGCAGACGCCATTAAAATCAATTCGATAATTTCAAAATGGAAAGCGGCCTCATGAGCCGCGCATGGACGTGGCGACATGCCATTATCAAATCAAATCTTCCAGCAACTACGAAGCATGTGTTGCTCGTCGTGTCCTGCCACATGAACGAGGTAGGTGAGGGGTGTTATCCCTCCACGAAGACGCTGGCGGAGCGTTGTAGCCTCTCAGAACGCAGTGTTTGTACTCATCTCGATGAAGCCGAATGCGCCGGATGGCTGAATGTCAGTCGGCACGGATTTGGCGGCCAGAAATGGGCGCGTAATGAGTATTCTCCAGCTTGGCCAGAAGGCACTGAATCTGATGCAATCGACAAAAAAGGCACTGAACCCAGCGACAAGAAGGCGCTGAACGTCACGCGCAAAGGCACTGAACCTGACGACACGTATATAGATAACAGTCCATCTACCAGTCCAAGACCAGTCCATCCCCCCAAAGCCCCCAAGGGCCCGTGTGGGTGGGAGGAAGATTCTGGATTCATGTCTGTGATGGAAGCGTACCAGAAGCTCAACCCATCCCGCGTCAACCCAGCGAAGGCATGGGCCGTCTGGCAGGAGCATTCCCTGTCTGGGCACTCCGAGCAGATCCTGGGCGCGCTTCCCTCGTTCGCGGCCCTTCACCAGTGGAAGAAAGAGGGCGGGCAGTTCATCCCGAACTTTGCCAAGTGGCTAGCTGACGGAGCGTGGCGCACGACACGTGTCGCCCTTCAAGTGTCGGCGGAGGAGTTAGAGGCGCGCCAGAAGATCCGGAACGCCGGTATGTCAGCTCTTGCTCGGGTCACCAGTTGTCAGCGGCTCGGTACCGAGCCGGAGGCATCGGATGTGCAGGCGGTGGCGCGGATGCGGGAACAACAGGCGGCTTACGGCAATGTTAGCGCCTGACCTTGCCGCGCATGAGCGCCGCCTGATGGGGGAATGCTTCCCGAACCTCGCCAAGCTGGAGCGGGAGCACCGGCAAATGGTGCGGCAAATGCGGGATGCCGGATATCCTTCTGGGGAACCGCTTGCGAGTTTTCGGCCCTGCGCTACATGGGCGGATGAGAGGCTAGGAGATAGGGATGTTCAGCTGGTTCCACCGCCGCTGGGTCAAGCGCACTGAATACGATGTGATGAAGGCCGTCTATGAGGTTCGTATCGAGGCTATGGAGGAGGAGATCGAAGACCTTCTCGCCTCGATAGGCGAAACCGGCGCTGACCGTCCGCGCTACCATGCGGGGCTGCACCTCCTCCGGCAGATAGCAGAACGGGCGGGGAAACCTGATGGCTACCGGCCTCACTGAATTCGAGCGCGGTCTTCGGGATCTTATCGGCAAGCCCACCAAGGCGCGCCCGTTCGTGTGCGCCGGTAATCCTCTGGCGGCGACGATCTTCCTTGTCGGATATAATCCCGCCACGACGATGGACGCGGATTTCTGGTGGTTCTGGAATGCCTCGACCGGGTTCGACAAAACGGCGTGGTTTGAGACGTACAAGCGGGAGAGGGCGGCTCAACCTCTCAAGCCGGGTAAGTCATTCCGGCCCGCTGTGTCTCCCACACGCCGCAACATCGAAACGTTCGTGAAGTCGGCGTCTCCTGCCGTCGTATTGGAAACGAACATCTTCGCTGTGGCGTCCGCGACGAAGCCGGAACTGGCCTTGGACGATCAGGATACCGCACCTTTCCACTACCTGCTCCGCAGCATCCGTCCCAAGGTGATTGTCGCACATGGCAAAGAAGCGGCGCAGGTCGTCGCCCGGCTCGACACCGGCGCTCATGTGATCTCGGTCAAGCATCTTTCGCGGGGATGGTCGGCGCAAGCAATCACGCAACTTGGCGCAGGGGCTGCTGCGGCCTCTTGACTGGAGGGAACGGATGGTGAACATACCGGACCATGTCGAGACGCAAGGGCGAGCTAACACCAAGCCAGATTGACGTGGGATGGCCGTATCAGGTGGCCATTCGCGGCGATCTATACGTGGGCAAGCAGGCGGAGGCGCTTCGGGCACGAGCGCAGAAGCTCCTGTATTGCCCGCGCGGCCACAGCGTCTTTCACGACGACATCCATTACGACGTTCACTGCTTCGCTACGAAACCGCACGCTGAGGCGTTCATGGCAGAATTTGGTGGGGAGTGGTTCGATCCGAAGGACAGGGGGAAGGGCGTGAACTGGAATAAGTGGTATCGCGGATCACTGAGCGGTGCGAAAGCCCCGAACGATCCATAGGACAAGCCAACCGAGTGAAAGCAGGACGGCGGGAGGTATGACGGCAGATAATGCCATTCGCGGTATTGCTTCCCACCGCTTTTTGCTGACGTACGCATTTTTAACCTCCAGCCCCAGATGATAGGCTTCGGCTGCCTGCCGCTTCTTCTCGGAATCTGCTACGTTCTGACCAACAAACAAAGCTACCTCAGGCAGTCCGTCCATTGTGATGAAGTCCACCTTGCCCATAATCATAGCTTCATCGAGATTTTCGTAGGCCTTAGTGTATTTTTCCACCTTTACGGGGCTTTTCACGTAGGTAGCTTCACGTTCGGCATTTATTAGGCGGCGGTAGGCATCGGTCGTGTTAGAACCGGCCATAGAATACAGGAACCCTTCAGGGGTTTTGATTTCAAACGTACCCCAGCCACTGGTCGAGCCAGCCGCGCGTCTGTCTAACTCTGCTTGCGCTTCAGCCTTGAGGGTGTCTTTCGGGAAATAGTAGGCGATGGGCGTGAAGTAGGGCGATACCACTTCGTCGAAGTGAATTGCGGCCACAAACACCAACCACAGTCCGGTCAGAACAACCCAAAGCCGAAATAGACCGCGCCTGATATTCATTGAATCCCCCAAAACCCAAGCCATTATGCACGGCGAGAATTCTACGTCCAGATTGACGGCTGTGCGAATACCCAACAGAATCCAGCGGTGAAGAAGAACCCCGCCCATCTCGCCAGTGTAGCCGAATTGGCGTGCGCGGTGTCGGATAAATGGGGCCATGAGTGCGAGGGTCGTGTGACGGTTCATCACTGCATCGGTGCGGAGTGGAGAGGAATGGGCCAGAAAGCCTCCGACTTCGAGACTATACCTTTGTGCTGCGCCCACCATCAGCATTCCCGCAACGCCATCCACCTCATGGGCAAGAAGCCGTGGGAGCAAAAATATGGCTCCCAGCGGGAATTGCTGGAAGCCACTTTGTCGAAGCTGGAAGGTTAGGCAATTCGCTTGTAACGGCGAAGGGCTCCTAGCTTTCGAGATAGGCTGAAACCATTCAAAGCTGCGGGTGCAGGCGGGCAGGAGGAAATTCCAAGCTCTGCGTCCCATTTCCGTTTCAGGTCCACCAATTCAGCAATGTGTTTAGGATTTCGGTCCTCCATAAAAATTCGGAAGATACGGATTTGCTCGTTTTCGATGGCGCGTAGCTCTGGCCGATTGATGCCGATCATCTTATTTTCTCGTTTTTATCGGTGCATTTTTCTTTTTTCTTTCGGCCTACCTTGATGACGTAAGAGGGCAGGAAATCGTGGCCGTTCTCCTCAAGCCACTTCGCAACCTTCTCCCCGTTAATGACGAGGGTCATTTTCTCGTCAAAACATTCGGAGGGAATTTCTTCTTTGGGATAGCCGTACTGGCGCTCCACCCACGCTGCACTGACGGCTTCACGCGATAGGGTGGATTGCCAGCCGTCGTGCTCGATGGTGGTTTCACCGGTTTCGGTCTGGCGGCGTAAAAGCTCGCGACGGAGAGGCTCGCCGGTAGCCTTGGCCTCTCCCTCTAAGCTTATGCATTCCGACAGTTGGGATAGGAGTTCTGTCTCCGACAGGCTGGAGAGGTCGCGGTCAAGCATTGCCGTCACCCTCCTCGACCAACCCAGCATCAAGCAAGAGCTTTGCTGCGGCAGGGTACTTCATGCAGGCTGAAATCTTCGGCCAGTTCGTGGAGATGTATCCCATCTTGTCTTCCGGCTCGACAATGTTCCGGAAAACCTCGACGCAGCTTTCGGCAAAAGCCAATGCGGCATTCAGCTTAGCGGGGTCGGGCTGGGTAACTTCGCTCGATGGAGCGTGTTTTTTTAGCAAAGCGGCGAGCTTTGGCTTTTCGCTTTCTTCAATCTGACCGAACTTATCGATAGCCACCCAGATGCTTGGAATATCGTACAGGTAACGCCCAATACCCCAGTTTACCGCCGCTCTTTTGAAGGCATCGCTGATAGCTCCTTTCTCCGCCTCAATATCGCTATCACCAGCCCCATCGGCCTTTGATATCCATTCGCCATCAATACGAAGGCTGAGGTCGCAGATCGTTTTTGCATCGGCGTGTGAGTACGAGCGTTGCCAATTGACCGGTGTCATCACGCTATCAAGGCGCTCCATAACGTCGCGAGCGTCGATGTAGGCTAATGCCATGCCTTTGGTCGCTGGGGCATTCTTGTCACCGGTCTGGCGTTCCTGAGACTTCTTGTTTGTAGATCCTACCCTCCAGCTGATCTGATCGGGAGAAAACGGGGCCGCTAGTTGTTGGCATACATTCATCATCCTCGCTTTCGTTACGCGTTGGTCTTTGGTTGAAAACCGTTGGCAAGGAGGACGTCGCGAGCTGTAGCCACTCGCTCTTCCTCTTCCATTATCTCCAGTTGCTCCTGCTGGGCACGCCATTCCTCATAGGCGCGTGATGCTTCACTCATAATATACTCTTTCGTGGGGTTAAGGTTAGCGGCTTTCGCTGAAAGTATATTGCGGACTCGATTGCAGGTTGTAAAGAAAATTGTAGATTTATATTTACAACCTAAATGCGATGTGTAAGCATCTACTCATAACCAAGGAAAGAAATACGGATGTACGATATCAACCAACCCATTTTCACTTACGCAGGCGCTTTGATGCCGGTGCGGAAGGAAAGCAAAGTGCGCGGCATTCTGCTGGCCGTGTGCGCCGGTCTGCTGTTGGCGGCACTGGCTATCTAATCAACCCTAAGAGAAAGCGAGGACATGAATGAAGCACAAACCCTGACGTTGGAATCAGGGAAGAGTTTTAAAGCAAGCAACGGGCTGCGCGCTTATTGTGTAGGTTACTCTGAGCGGCGTGGTTGCTGGATGATGGAGGCTATTGGCAACGGTAACCCGAACCATGATGAATGCTTGTATGAGGTAGACGATGCTGGTCAAAGCCGCCATGGAAACTATAGCTGGCACCTCGTAGGCGAATGGGTCGAGCCGAAGCGCATCAAGGGATTCATTGCAGTGAAATCTGCCGATCACGGTCAGATCATATATCTCGACACGCATATTCACGCATCCATTGAAGCCGCAAAGTCCTCTGGTGAAAATGTCATCGCGGTTCAGGCTTTGGATATTCTCGAAGGTCACGGACTAGGGGAGGCGGCGTAATGGCTAAGCGTCGGATCAACATTGATGAGCGTCTATTCCCGCAAGTGCCGCTCAAATACAAGGATATACCGGTCGCCAACGAAGACGGAACGTGCCTCGAACGGTGCCGGAAGTGTCAGGGGGCTGGAAGTCTTGCGACTGCAATGCGAACTGTCGAAGAGTTCAACAAGGCACCTAGAACGGACAAATACGGCGTTTCACCGACAGATAAAAAGAGTTGGGAGAGAAAGGGTTATGCGGTGACCATCGACACTTGCAATTGCTGCAATGGTGCAGGCTTGATTGCGAGGGTCCGGAATTGAGCCTCCTCCAATCCCTCAAGAGCATCTTCGGCCTGCTGCCGGAATGCAAGGCCCACACCACCAAGCAAGACAGCTACCAAGAGCGGGCACTGCGTATCCTCGTCGCCAAGGGTGAAATCACCCTTGCGGAGATCCGGGGCAATCACCCGGCTAAGCTGCTGCAAGAGATGCGGCAGGCCGGTTACGTCATGGCCCTGAAAGCACCAGACGGCGAACGCTGGGAAGTGAACCCGAAAACCAAGGGCCGTTATAAGGTCTACAAATGGTCAGGCAAAGTGCCGGCCAACTGGGTGAAGTCTGACAGCTACACCGGCCGCGAACGCCGCACTCGCCAGCGCGGCAACCAATAAAGAAAGCCTGAAAATGATAACCGAAACTCAAACCCACGTGCCTCTGCGCGAGGTCAAACGAGCTGTTGCCAATCTGGTGGCGGACGAGGGCGGAGTGAAAGCCGCTGCCGACAAGATCGGCGTAAGTCACTCCATGGTGTCTTACGTTCTCGGCGGGAAGACCACGCCGGGGGCGAAGTTCCTCAAGTACTTTGGCCTCCAGCCCATGACCGTCTACGTCACCCAAGGAAAGAAGCCGATGTGAAGAACGCTATGAACGCCGTCATCGACTGGCTGATCCACCCGCTGTGGCTGGTGTACCGCTGGCATAAGCCTGCCGGATGGGAGGGCGGTCGTCATGACTAACCCTAAGAACGCTGCGCCGGAACGGATTGAGTTACCGAATGGATGCTATTTAGAATTAACCAAAAGCCCTATGGGTCAGCCTATGTATTACTGGGTTTTGGATAAAGATGGTGTTCCCTTATTTAAGGGTCGGGATAACATTGATATGCAAATCACCTTCGCGGCTGCGCTGAACGCCCAAGGCGTGCAACCTTCTACAGGGGATGCGGGGTTGCAAAAGGTATTAGCCTTTGCGCGTGAGTACATAGAAAGTGACAGAAGCGAATATCCTAAAGCAGTGGATGCAGCTTTAGATCAATTGGAGGCCCTCGCCACAGTAGCGCCGCAACCTGCCCCTGACCTTGCGCTGCGGGAGGCCTTGGAGTGCATTTCTAAAGACCGAGAACACATTGGGGAAGCCAGTGGGTTGGGCGAAGATTATGACTGGGGATGGGACGCTGCTACACAGGCACATGCTAATATCGCAGACCAAGCCCTCGCCGCCAGCGCAGCCCAGCAACCGGATGAACGCGATGCTGTTATTGCGGAGTTAGTGGAAACCCTTCAATGGGCAGACGATAATCTCCAAGAAATTAACCCGTCTAATTACGACCATGAAGCGGTTTGCTTTATGAACTCCAAGAATGTTGAAGTTATCCTTGGTATTCGCAAAGCCCTCTCCCGTGCCCGTGCGGTTAGCAAGACGGAGGTTGCATAATGGCCGCGCTCACATGGGGTCTAACCCTGTCGGCAGGAATGCTGGCGCTGATGTGGTGGGTGGTATGATGCCGCGATATGCTCGCAGGACAAAGGACGGATACACGTCTATTCGTGGAAATCTTGGGCCTCACTGCTCGTCATGTTCATGGGTGTCATCATTTCTCTGCGACTACCCAGTAGGGAAAGAAAAGACCTGTGACCGAAACATGTGTGAAGACTGCGCGCAGGAAGTTGGGAGCGATACTCACTACTGCGCCGACCATCTAGCGATGTGGAAAGACTTCCTAGCCGAGAGTGGGCCGAATATCGTCACCCTCACTAAGCTTCCGCCAGCGCGATAACCCCCATGCGTAGCATCGTCAGCCCCGCATGCTCCTGAGCTTGCGTCTCACCGCCTTATAGGTTGTAGATGATACAGGTTCGGGATTCGGAGGCGGGAATGAAGCGGATACTTGCGCTGGGGCTTATTAGCATCGCTCTTGCTGGATGCGAGACGACGGACACCGATCGGCCGAAGGTCAACATCAACTCCCTGCCAGAGTATGCGGCCCATCAGAAATGCTTGGGAGGTCAGTCGTTCATTGTATCTAAAGCAGAGGGTTCGCCGCTGGAGCTGGGCATGATCGCCTCCGCAGCCTGCAACAAAACCCGTTACGCCCTATATGACGCAATCACCAAAGTCGAAAGCCGATCCTTCGCGCAGGGCTACATCGGGGAGTCCGAGAAGAACGACCCTAAGATGATTGCTGGTGTGATCGTAAGGGTTCGGCAGGGCCTGCCTCCGTTCTAAAACGAAGCCTCGCCGTCATCGTCGGTGGTTTGACTCCGGACAAACCTATCCCTCTCCCGCTTACGGTACTTAAGGTAATCTTGGAAACGATGCTCCCGAGCGTCGCGCGATGCCACGAGAAACTCGTGCATGTAATCGATATTGTGCCCGATCATTGCCTTCATAGAGTCCTCAGTGTCGGGCAATGCTGCCACGATCTTGAGAAGTCGCCAGTCAGTAATGACTCCGCCATAAGGCAAACCGTAGTTCTCCTCCATTGTGCGGGTGTGCTCCGACAGCTTTTCAAATAGGGCCTTTTCAATATTTGGCATGCCATCGGGCGGGATAAATACGGGGGGCGTTTCGGGCTTGCGCTGACCTTCAAACGCGTAGCCGTCGATCACGTCGGCAGCATCAACGCCTGCACCGTAGGTTCTTTCCCAGTCGCCCATGCCACCCTCCATTTGTTGTAACGCGTGAGGGCAGAGCCCTAATCCTGTTCTGTCAACCTTTTGGCTCGTGACGCGGCCAGCCGTTCTTCCCGAACCGCCTCAGCGCTTACCCGATCCTCGTTTATCGAAATGCTGATGATGTATCCGCCGAAACGGTTCACCTCAGCCATGATGTCGCCAATCGGAGTTGAAGCCGGGTACGTCCATGTCTCGCGGGACGTGAAAACCTTTTGCAAAGGCGTGCCGTCCTGCGGGTCCGTGCCATCCTGTTCGCGGTTGAGAATGTCGGCGGTAATCACATAAAGCAATTCAGTCATGCGGGCTCCTCAGGCTGAATCAGAAACCAGAACGATATAGGAACATTCTCCGCAAATCGAGTCCGGCTTTTCGTCGGTTCGGCAAAGCTGCTAACGCAGTTGGCCCGACAGTACCCCCGTGATCAGTCCGAAAAGGAATCCCAAGATCTGGTTCAGCGTCCGCTCCATGAAGGGGTTCTTTGTTTTGTCCTTCATCAAGCCGTACATCAGCAGCATCACGACAAAGACTAGAGCCACGAAGCCAACGAGCGAAAACGCGATGTAACGAAGGGAGAGATCCTTAGTCTCCGGCGCAATGTGGCTCACAGCTTGCGCGTAGGCCGTGGAAATAAAGGATGGCAACGCCTCTGATCGGCGGTCGATATAGGGAAGGGACTGCAAGGTACTTACGGTGGAATCAACATTGACGGTGATTTCTGAAAGGATCTTCGAAGCTTCTGGATTGTCTCTGACGAAAACCTTCAGGTTTTCCAAGAGCGCCTGCGTTTTCTGAAGGTTTATTACGGACTGGCTGTAATCTTGGTCCGGCACCTGCCAATAGCGTTCGGTATCGGCCACGCGATCCATAAGAAACTCAGAGAGCGAGAAGACGATGGCAGCAATAGTCAAGGTGGTAGCCAGCGACGGAACTGACCGGAGCAATAGATTTCTAATGCGGTCCCAAACTGTCTCTGGGGGCGGCGGTATGATGAAAGTAGAGTTGTCGTCGTCGTTGCTCATGCGCCCGTCCCCCGGAATGTGGTTCGGAGCAGCTTATCAGAAGTTGTTGCCAAGATTCGAGGGCTGCGGCATCGTTATCCCGTGAAGAAGAGCGGTGCATCAGCGGATAAGCGTCCAGATGGGATGCCTGTTGGCACGCCGTTCGAGCCGGGCACTTCCGGCAATCCTGCTGGCCGCCCTCCCGGCATCCCCAACCTCTCTACCCGCATACGCAATATCCTTGAGGGTGAAGAGGAACTGCCTGCAATCATCCAACAAACGATCCAGAACGCGATAGGCGGCAGCAAGAAGCCGCTCGATGCAATGATCATTGCTGGGCTGCTCCAAGCTCTTCAAGGCGACAAGCAATGGGCCGAATGGCTGAGTAATAACGGATACGGCAAGCCGAAGGAGCGCGTAGAGCATACCGGCGAAGAGGGCGGGCCTATCAAAATGACGATTTCATGGGAGGGCGAGTGATGAAGTTACGGGCTAAGAAAGGGGATCACGTTTCAATATCACTCCAAGGAAATCAGTATATCACTGGATATTTCGTTGAGGATGGTTTGATTGAACTGATCCCTCGATACCCAAACGGGAATGGGACGGTGAGCGTGCGATACACGCAATACAATCCTGAGATGGTGATCAGCTTCCAATATTCGGTAACGGAAGGAGCTATCAAGACCAAGGAAAGCCTCCCAGCGTAAAAGTCGTAATACCCTACAAGCCGCGCCCTCAGTTCAAGACCTACCACAACCGGACTGAGCGTAACGCCGTGCTTGTCGCTCACCGCCGCTTCGGGAAGACGGTGGGCTGCATCAATGACGATATCCGCGCCTGTCTGCGTTCCACCCACTGGCGCACCGGCCAGCCCCTCGAAAACTTCCGTGCCGCATATTTCGCGCCCTTGCTCAAGCAGGCCAAGGCCATCGCATGGGACTATGTGAAGTTCTACACCCGCACGATCCCCGGCATGGTCTACAACGAGACGGAGTTGCGGGCCGACTTTCCCAACGGTGCCCGCTACCGCTTGTTCGGTGCCGATAATCCCGATTCCTCTCGTGGTCTGTACTTCGACCGCGTGACCGAAGACGAACCCGCCGACATGCGGGCCGGTTTCCATACCACCGTCATCCTGCCTGCTCTGGCCGACCGCGAAGGGCAGTGGACGAAGATCGGAACGCCGAAGGGCCACAACGAATTTTATGAGGATTACCAGCGGGCCATAACCGATCCCGATACCTTTGCGGGCCTGTTCCGTGCCTCCGAAACCGGCGTTCTGCCGGAGAGTGAACTTGCCAACCTTCGCTCCGCCATGAGCGAGGATCAGTACGCCCAAGAGCTGGAGTGCAGCTTTGAGGCTGCGATTCAAGGCGCATACTTCGGGCGGGAGATGAAAGCGATTGAGGATGCCGGGCAAATCACGTCCGTTCCGCATGACCCTGCGCTGATGGTCGATGTCTGGTTCGACCTTGGCTTCAATGACGCCACCTCAATGTGGTTCATCCAGTCCGAGCGGTCGGGCTTCCGCCACCGCGTCATCCGCTACTACGGCAACAGCGGGGAGAACATCGCCCATTACGTCGGCGTGCTGAATGAGTGGAAGGCCAAGGGCTACCGCTACGGTCGGGTCGTGGTGCCGCATGATGCGAAGGCAAAAGATCTTCGCACCGGCAAGTCCATCGAGGACATCCTCAAAGACATGGGCGTTGATGTGGAGGTGCTACCCCGCACCGATGATGTTGTCCGCGATATTGAGCTGACCCGCACGATGCTGCCGAAGTGCTGGTTCGACCGTGATGCCTGCCTTGAAGGTATCGAGGCGCTGAAACAGTACCGCAAGCAGTGGGACGACAAGCGCAAGGTGTTTCAGTCGCACCCGTACCACGACTGGACATCCAACCCCGCCGACGCCTTCCGTCAATTCGCCATCGGCTTCACGGCAGCAACTCCCATGCCCTCTATTCGTGTGTCGAGAAAATCATTTGTCTAGTGGTTGCGCCTGTGTTTAGATTCAACCACAAGAGAAAGTACCTGTGATGGCACGAGCCTCCACCCAAACTTCCCCCTCCCAAAATACACGATCAAGCCTGCCGACTGAGGCCGATCCGGTCGAGACAGTCCTAAAGGACAACCCAGAGATTGCCGAAGAGCTGGCGAACCTGACGCGCGGCGAGCAGATCATTCGCCTCCGCCAGCGCGGACTTATCGATTTCGACGTGCAGGAATAGGCATGGAAACCTTGTTCACTGCCGCACTGATATTCGCCGCCCTTTTGTTTGTCGGCGTCGTTCTGCTTATCACCGAATAGAAACCTCCTTGATTGGATAACCTCGAAGCGCTCCTCGATGAAATTCTACCCCTAGAAATAGAGGGGGGAGAGGTCGCGGACGTTGGCTTGTCCGACGATGAACTTGCCGCGCTCTGTCAGGAGGAATACCGCCGCTCCGAGCCCGCCGATCATGTCGTTGCGGCTCAGGAGCTAGCCCTCCAGCAATACTTCCTAGACCCAGATGGGAATGAGGAGGATGGCACCAGCAAGGTTCAGTCTTCCGATGTCCGTGACGCAATCGAAAGCGCGCTCCCTATCCTGATGGACATGTTTATGTCCAGCGAAAGCCCGGTCGTGTTTAAGCCGTCCAAAGAGCAGGACATCGAGCAAGCTGAACAGGAAACCATCTTCTGCCAGCACGTCCTCAACACCCAGAATGAGGGTGCTTTGATTATGCTGCAATGGATCAAAGACGCCCTGCTGCTCAAGAACGGGTACGTGAAATGCTTCTGGGATGCCCGCGTTGACGAGGAGCGCGAGGATTACGAGGAGCTGTCGGAAGATCAATACGCCCAGCTTTTGGCTGACGATGAGTATGAGGTCATTCAAGCCTACGCCGAAGAGGTTCAGACACAGAATGGCCTAGCCATGATGTACGCTGTCGAGGGCAAGCGCCGTTCCGATGCTGGTCAGGTTCGGATCATCAACATCCCGAATGACCGCGTGCGCGTCTCCGCAAGCTGGAATTCTATTCTTCTCGATGGTTGTCCTTACGCCTGCCATGAGGAGCAGATCAGCCGCTCCGACTTGATTGTAGATGGGTATGACCCCGCCATTGTAGACGATCTGCCGACCGAAAACATCGATATCGACTCCACAGATTTGCGCCTGCGGTATCGTCAGGAGAACGTGCTCTCGCCGGTGGCGAATAGCTCGGATGCCAGCCGAGACATCCTAACCCGCTATGAGCACTATATCAAAGCCGACCGTAACGGCGACGGCATTGCCGAAATGCTCAAGGTCACCATCATCGGCGGCGAGGGCGGCAAGGTGATTGATGTAGAGGAGGTGGATGGTCATGCGATCATCCCCACCACTTGCTGCATCGTGCCGCACAGCACCTCCGGCCTGTCGCTGGCTGAGTTTATGGCCGAGACGCAGAAGGTGAAAACCTCGCTGCTCCGCCAAATGCTTACCAACCTTTACCTCACCAATGCGCCCGGCTTGGGTATCGACGCGACGAACATCAGTAATCCAGAGGTTCTGAGCGAGCCGCGCGCCGGTATGATTATCCTCAAGAAGAACGCCAACCCGGTTTCCGAGACGATTTCGGTTCCGTTCATGGCCGACAAGAGCTTAGTTGTCATGCAGGCGATGGACGAAATGGCCGAGAAGAAAACCGGCCTTTCCCCTGAATCTACCGGCCTTGATGCCGAGGCGTTGGCGAAGTCCACCAACTTCATGGGCGGTTCGATGCTGAACCTATCGCAGCTCCGTATGAAGCTGGTCATGTCCACGCTCTGCATGACAGGCTTCAAGCCACTCATGCTCCGCATCCGTGGGCTGGCGATGAAGAACATGACACGCAGCGAAATGGTAGAGCTATCCGGTAAATGGGTCGAGATGGACCCGCGCAACTGGCGTGAAAAGCGCAACACTCAAATCCGCATCGGCGTGGGCACTGTCCAGAAGGCCGAGAAGATGCAGGCTCTCAACCAGATCATGGGCCTTCAGCGTGAGATCATAGCTCAACAGGGTGGCGTTTCTGGGCCTTTCGTGACTGAAGCGAACGTCTACAACACCCTGCGCGATGTTGAGCGTATGACCGGCACAATGAGTGTTGACCGGTACTTCAGCAATCCCGCCAACTATACGCCGCCACCACCGCCGCCAAATATCGCAAGCGAGGCATTGCAGGTTGAAGAGGCGAAAGTCGCCGTCGATGCTCAGGACAAGGCGGCCAAGGTCGAGCTGAAATCCCGCGAGCTTGACATCAAGGAGCAGGAGCTTGGCTTGAAGGTGCAACAGGCTGTCACCAGTCGGGTACAGGCTACAGCCCAAACGATGAGGGAGGTGCCGAATGGATATTCTCGCTAGCATCCGTCGCGTCGTCATCCGGCTGAATGATCCGCAGCCTCCCGAATACGATTTGAAACAGCTTTCCGCCGCCGTGCGCGTCCTCGATGAAAACCCTGCCTATAAGCAGGCCGTCGAGGACATGATCGCAGGGTTGGTGGGCCAATGGTTGGGGTCGAAACCCGACGCGACAGAACAACGTGAGCGCCTTTATTTTCAGGCACACGCCCTGTCGCAAATGGACGCGCAATTTAGCGTGTACCTCGCACGAAATGCTATGAAAGATAAGCAGAATGACGGTTAACCTGAACGGAACCGAAGCCGGGAACGAACTCCTCGCAGCTATCGACGGACTGGAGCAAGAGCCAACCGAAGAAGTCGAAGGCGATGAGGGTGAGGAACTGGAGGCTGATGCGGCTGCATCCGATGAGGATGGGGACGATGATGCCGACCTAGAAGATGAAGCCGACGCCGAAGATGGCGACGATGCCGATGAGGACACCCACAAGCACACCGTGAAAGTAGGCGGTGAAGAGCTAACGGTCACCCTTCAAGAGCTGAAGGAAGGATTCATGAAGGACGCCGACTACCGGCGCAAGACAGCCGACGTTGCGAAAACTCGTGAACGTGTTGAGGCCGTCGAAGCGCAGTACAAAGGCGGACTCGAAACGCTCGAAGACCAGTTGACCGTCGTTGCGACGTTCCTTGCCAATCAGCTCAACGTGGACGAAGCCGAGATGGACAAGCTTTATGCGGAAAAACCCGCTGAGGCCGTCCGTATCCAGCGCCAACTCCAGAAGCAGGGTAGTGTGCTGCAAGCAGTGCATAGCCAGCTTCAAGCCGTTAAGCAGGAGCGGGGTAAGGTTGATAGCCGCAAGCTCAACGAATTCCGTGAAGCGGAAAACGCGAAGCTGGTGGAGGCCAACCCCGAGTTCCGCAAGCCGGAATCGGTTGAACGCCTGCACTCTTATCTCAAAGACACCTTCGGGCTGTCGAAAGAAGAGATTGAGAGCGTGGCCGATCACCGTTTCGCGCTGATTGCTGAAAAGGCACGACGCTTTGATGCGGCAAAAGCCAAAGCGGCCCTAAAGGATAAGCAGGTGAAAAAAGCACCGGCTAAATTCCAGAAGGCTGGGGCTGCGGCTCGCACCACAGAGGCGGCAAAGGTTCAAGGGCAAGCTCTGAAACAGGTTTTGAAGTCCGGCAAGGTGGATAACCTCGCCGCGCTCTTCTAACCGCGCCAAAAACCAATGAAATGCTCAAACAATGCCTAGCGTAACCGCTACCGCCTCCACCTACAACGTGGTGGGCAACCGCGAACACCTGATGGATGCCATCTATCGTGTCGCGCAAGAAGATGCGCCGTTCACCACTCAGATCTGCTCCCGCACCACTGCGGAGGCCAAGCTGGTCGAATGGCAAACCGATGACCTCCGCGCTCCGAACGCTGCCAACGCAGTGGTTGAAGGAGCTGATGCTCCGGCCGCAACCTCGCAAATGACTGCTCGTGTGGGTAACCGCACCCAGCTCTTCAACGAGACGGCCCAAACCTCCAGCACCCAGCGCAAGGTTAAGTCTGCCGGTCGTTCCGACGAGATGAAGCGCCAGCTCGCGATTAAGAGCAAGCTAGTCTTGCTCGATATCGAAGCTGCCGCCTTGTCGTCCAGCAACGCCGTTGCCGGTGATGCTTCGACCACTGCATCCCGTATGCGTGGTCTGGAAAGCTGGCTGCAAACCAACATCAGTCATGGTGGCTCCGGCTCCACCACTGGCGGCGTCGTAACTGATGGTACGCAGCGTGCTGTTACCAAAGCTCTGGTGGACTCTATGCTCCAGCAGGTCTTCGCCAAAGGCAGCAAGGTGGACACCATCATGGTCGGAGCCTCCAACAAGCGCGCTCTGTCTGGTGTTCTGAACGGTGCAGCCGTCAGCAACCGTCAGGTCGCTGCGGAGAAGAAAACCGTGGCCGATGCGGTTGATGTTTACATCTCCGACTACGGCACCATCAAAATCATGCCGAACCGCACCCAGCGTGACCGTACGCTCTTCGGCTTGAACGATGACATGCACGCAATGGCCTTCCTGCAATCCATCCAAACCGTTGAACTGGCCAAGACCGGTAACAGCGACAAGGAGCTTGTGTTTGCAGAAGCCACCTACGTCTGCAAGAACGAAGCAGCTAACGGCAAGGTAGCTGACCTGACCACTCCCTAGTGAGTGAGACGGGAAGGGGGCTTCGGCCCCCACCTTCACAAAATTCAATAGAAAGCTCGCATGTGGACGACCAGATTGCCCGCAGCCTCCATCACGATTGGAAGGAAAATGCAGACGGCACAGTGACCGTCACGACCTCTCAGGATGTAGAAAAATACCTTCGCAACGCGGCGGAACTCCGAGAGATGGATGCTCACCTCAAAGGTGTTTCTGCCGACAACGGCATGCACCTCGTCGGCACCATTCCTCCGGTTGTCGTCCAGATGTGGCGGGATCAGGGGTTTGATGTCTTGAGCCCCAAGCGTTCCAACATGACACCGGAAGAGCATGAGCGAGAGTTACTGCGCCGCCTCTGCGGAGATTTCGTCAAGCTGAATACCTCTCGGTTCGGGAGGCTCACGTAATGGCCTTAGCGACCTTCTCAGACCTCAAAGGCAAGGTTGCGGGTTACCTCGCTCGATCCGGAATGGACGCGCAGATATCCGATGCCATCGCCATGTTTGAAGCCCAGTACAACGGGGCGGAAGACAATTACTTCGCCGAGATGGTGGGGACGATCACCACAACAGCCGGCACTTCCACTGCGTCACTGCCCAGTGACTTCAACCAGCATGTCGCTCTCTACTATGATGATGGCCAGCCGGTGGAACTGGTGGACATTTCCGCGCTGAACCCGATCAACGTGGCGGGCCGTCCGACCAAGGCCGCAATCTTCCCCGGCAACCGCCTCAAGTTTGACGTGGTTCCGGCCGCCGCCTATGCGCTGGAGATCGTGTACGAGGCAAAGCTTTCGCCGCTGTCGGATACCAACGCGACCAACTGGCTCATGCTCCAGTATCCCAACGTCTACGTGTACGGCTCTCTCATGTTCATGCTCGACTATCTGCAAGATAGCATCCGGGCAGATACGGTGGGCAAGCGGGCAGAGGGGTTTCTACTAGCCATCCAAGGCAAGAAACCCTCTAAAAAGCTAGGCAATACGCCAAAGATGCAGGTTGGCAGAGGGTGCCCGTAGATGGCGCTCGAACTTTCGCCCGTCCAGAAATTTGGAGAGTGGATGCCTGATAAGGGCGCTCTCAACAATCCGGGCGCATACGTTGCTAAGGACGTAGTGGCCATCGGGGATGATTACGCCCCGGTGGAATCCGTGACAGAGGAAACGGATGCGCTGGCGGCTGAATGTCTCGGTGCCTTCGGCTGCTACGACAAGAACGGCATTCCCTTTAATTTCGCGGCAACGTCCACGGGACTATTTCGTCAGTCGGGTTCGGCTTGGACGAATATCAGCAAGGCAGGCGGTTACAACACGACCGGAGATAACCGCTGGCGCTTCATCCAGTTTGGCGACTACGTGCTGGCTACCAACTACATCGATCCCATTCAGGTCTTCAACATGGCGAGCAGCACGCTGTTTGCCGACCTGACCGGCTCTCCACCGCGCTGCAAATACCTCGCCGTCGTGAACAACTTCGCCTTCGCCATCAATACCAGCGACGGGGTAGACGGTGCCGTAAACTACCGGGACTGGTGGTGCGGTCTGGATAACATCAACACTTGGGTGCCGAATATCCAGACGCAATCCGACCGGCAGGACACGCCGGGCTATGGTCCGTCCTATGGGATTGTCGGTTCGCAGAACACGGCCATCAAGTTTATGTCGGAAGGTATTTTCCGTCTTGATTACGTCGGCCCCGCCACGATCTTCAACTTCGCCTTGGTCGAGCCTAACCGTGGAACGCAGATCCCCGGCAGCATCGCCGCGTACTCGAATTTCGTCTTCTATCTCGGGGAGGACGGATTCAACATGTTCAACGGGCAGGCGTCGCAGTCCATTGGCAACGAGAAGGTCGATAACTGGTTCAAGGCGAGGGTGGACAATAACAACCTCCATAAGATCCAGGCCTGCATCAATCCTCGCCGTAAGCAGTACATGATCGCGTTCCCCAGCTCGGGCGGGAATGGCGTATGCGATACCATTCTTATCTATAACTGGGCGTCCGGACGATGGACATACGTCGAGCAGGCGGTCGAAGCGATGGCTCGGGTTTATAGCCAAGCCGTCCTGTCTGATAACCTGAGTGTGCTGTCGGATAGTCTGGAAACGCTCTCGGACGGCGCGAGCTATGCCGGTGGTCGTGCGCTCCTCGGGGTCATCTCCGGTAGCCATAAGCTGGGGTATTTCTCCGGCCCCAACCGCGTGGGCGTGATTGAGACAAAGGAACTGCGCCTCAATCCCACGGGGAGTGCATATGTCGGCACCATTTATCCGGTGGCCGATTGCGACAACATGCAGGTGGAGCTTCTATCCCGCGACAAGCAGACCGGTGAACCATCCAGCAGTGGCCTGACCATGTGCGAACCCAGCACGGGCGAGGCGGGTTTCCATGTCGATGCTCGGTACCACCGCGCTCGGGTGACCCTGAGCGGTGACTGGAAGCGGGCGCAGGGAATTCAGGTCGGCTTCATGCCAACGGGGCGCTAGTCATGGCATTCCGGACGCTCGGCCCATCAGGACGGACAGATGCCGCATATATCCAGCAGATGGCAATGGCGATTGCTGAACTGCAAAGCTACCAGACATCCACGTTGAAACCGATCAATTTCAGCTATGACGCCAATACCCCAAACGAAGTGATCCTCGTGACGGCCTCCGCGCCGGTCACCGTCAGCCTGCCCCTTGCAAAGGGCTTCTATGGCCGGACTTTGATGGTGAAGAAGATGGACAACAGCGTAAACGCGGTGACGATCGCTGCCAAAACGGGCGAGACCATTGACGGCACCAACACCAAAACCATCGGCGCTCAATATGTGAGCTACACCCTGATGAGCTTCGGAACGGGCTGGGTAATTCTCTGATGAGGATAATCGGTCTTTCGCGAGATGAGGTTATTCCGATGTCGGAGTCGCTCCTGCGTTTCATCGACACCATTACCTACCATGACGATTACGACCGCCTTGAAATCCTAGGTCACCTGCTCACCGGCCATTGGCAGGCAATCCTCCTCGGTGATGACGAGGGCATTCATGGAATGGTGATTTATGAATTCCGCATCGCCTACGGCAAGAAAATCTGCCGTCTCGTTCTTGGTTGCGGAAAAGGTTTGACGAACCATCCAGAGTTGTTGGATAGTTTCTGTGAATGGTGCAAGGCGCAAGGATGTAACTTTGTGGAGGGCGCTGGCAGACACGGATGGGAGCGAGTTTTAGCGCCTCATGGGTTTGTCAGAACCGAGACAATCTTACGAAAGCGCCTCTAAATGGCATCCGGCGGAAGCCCAGCAACCACTACCAGCACCACGACACCTTGGACGGGCGTCCAGCCGTATCTCAAAGATTCGCTTTCAGAGGCGCAAAACCTCTACCAATCCGGATCAGGATACTATCCGAATAGCACGGTAGCGCCGCTCTCTTCGACCAGCCAGCAAGCTATCGATTTGACGACGGAACGAGCGTTGGGCGGTTCTCCGGTTCAAACGGCAGCTCAAGGTAATGCGACCGCCACCCTCAATGGCGACTACCTCAACGGAAACCCGAATTTACAAGGTGCGATTGACGCGGCCACGCAAGGTCTTGTCCGGCAGTACACCAATGCGACAATGCCGGGTATCGAGGCTCAATTTAGCAAAGCGGGTCGGTATGGAAGCCCTGCTGCCATGGGCGAGGCGGTGTCTTCGTCGCAGAACAACCTAGCTGGCGAAATAGGTAAAGTCGCCAACACGATGGCCTATAATAACTACAACGATGAGCGGGGCCGTCAGGTGCAGACCTCGGCGCTCGCCCCTTCGTTGGCCGGTATGGATTTCACCAACCTCCAAGCGTTGACCGGAGCAGGGGCGGCGCTCGATACGCAAGCCCAAGCCCAGCTCAACGACCTCGTTGCTCGGTACAATTACCAAAACGGCGGCTCGCTTGACGACTACATCGCTCGCATCAATGGCACGGGCGCAACCGGCTTCAAAACCGAAGTAGGGACAGAAACTGCGGCGTCGAACCGAGGCGCTAGCGCTCTCGGCGGAGCATTGAGTGGGGCAAAAATGGGAGCGTCGTTTGGCCCATGGGGTGCGGTTGCTGGTGGCGTTCTAGGCGGTCTCGGGGGAGGGTTCCTGTAATGTGGCCATTCTCCTCCGGTAACGTACTAGATCAGACCGTCGCCCAAGCCTTGCCACAGCAGGCGCTTCAGTTCGGATCTCTTTCGGGCGGGTTTGCGCCCCAGCAAAAACCTCCAGTGCCGATTGAACAGCCCCAGCAGAACAAGATTCTCAGCAATCCGCAGCTCATGAACGCGCTCGGCCGCATGGGAAGCGCTATTGCCCGTTCCGGTGGATCTAACCAGAGTTTTGCGGCGGCACTGGGCTCAGGAACCGATGCATTTCAAGATGAGGTCAATCGCCAGCAGGAATTCGACCTGCAAAAGCAGCGTATCGAGGCAGAAACTCGTCTACGTGATGCTCAGATCCAGAAGGCACAGAAAGATGCGCAATACGGGGTTGAAAGCGGCGGCTTCGAAGGCGATATCGCCCGCGCCCGTGTGATCCTCAATGACCCTATGTCGCCGGAGCGAGAAAAAGCGGTGGCTCAAGCTGTTATCGAGACGGCGGAACGCATGCAGGGTTCGTATGATCCTGTTACCGGCGAATTCCGTTACAATCCTCGGGCCCAGATTGGCGGAGGTGCGCCGATGGCAGCAGGTGGCGTGTCGCCACAGCCTATGCCTACACCTCAGCCAGCTAACGGTATGCCACCCGCACCATCCCAAACCGCACCGGCTGGCGGCCTTCTACCTCCTCCGTCACTTGGTGGTGAGGCACCGGATAAGTCCATGTTCGCCGCACCGGCGACCGGAAACCGGAAGGTTGAGGCTGCTCTCCAAGAGGAGGCTGGTAAAGCCGAAATCGCAGGACGCCGAACCGTCAATGAGGGCGTCGGCAAGGTGGATTCAGAAACATTCGGCGCGATTGCCAACCAGACCCGCTCGCTTTCTAGCATGCTTCCACAGCTCCAGCGGATCGAGACTTTGGCCTCGAACACGAAAACAGGTGGCCTTGGTGCTGCTCGTCTGGAGTTCGGGAAGATCTTCGGCCTTGATCTGGACGGCGTGCCCGAAGCTCAGGCTATCACTGCCATTCAGAACGCCATTGGCCCATCGCTCCGTACGCCTGGCTCAGGCGCTAGCTCGGATAAGGACGTAGCTATTTTCATGTCCAGCATTCCGACCCTGATGAATACGCCGGGAGGTATCCGTGAGATCAACAAGACGTATTCCCAGCTCCTTGACCGAAAAAAGGAAGAGGAAAAGATCGCCCGTAAGCTGTTGCGCGAGGATGGAACGCTTGAGCGGTTCTATGAAGAAACCGAAAAGCTCGGGCCGGTCTTTAAATCGGGTGGCATATCGGCACCGTCCTCTCCTGCCACCACCACCGATTATACCAACATGGCCGATGATGAGCTTCTCCGCCTCATCCAAGGAGGTGGCCGCTAATGGAGCAATCCGCCGTTCTTGAAGCCGTCCGTCGCGGTTTGATAACGCCTGAACAGGCTCGGTCATATCTTCAACCGAAGCCAGAAGTCGGAGGCATGGAAGATGTTGGGCGAGGGCTCGCTAGCGGCGTCGCTCGGGCCATTCCAAAAACAGTAGATTTCCTCGCGGGGGCTGGCGGTGAGGGCGTCAATCAGCTCGCCGGTCTGGCCGGTCTACCAAAGGCACCGTTCGGTGATATCTTCACGAACACGACATTCGCCAACGATGCAACAAGCAAGGTGTTGGGAGAAGAGTATGACCCGCAAACGGGGGCCGGTGAGGCTGCAAAATTCGGTGGCGAGTTAGTTGGCCCTTGGGGGGCACTTGGTGTTGTTCGCGGTGCCGGTGGCTTCGCGCGTGGCCTCGCCGGAAAGTCTGCTGAATACATCAAAGATCCTGCCGTCCTGCTCCAGCGTTACAAGGATGGCGTGGAAGCGCTGGGCAACGTCCGATTCACTCCGAAGCAGTTGCGCGATGGGCTAAAAAAACCGGTAAACGAGGCGATTGCGCCCGACTTCTTCGCCAACAAATCACCGGAGTTGGCGAATGACCTCTCCAATCTTGATCGTCTTGCTTCTACTGGCACGGATGGTCGTCGTCTTGAAGGCTTCCGTCGTTCCCTGTCGTCAACGAAAGATCCGTTGGCGAACCGACTGCGGGAAGGCGTTGACGACTTCCTAGAAAGCTCTGCCGTTCCCACTGACTTCCGGGACAGCTACCGTCTGATGAGCAAAGTTCGGAATTTAGATGACGCCATCACCAAGGGCGGCGACAATCTCCCTATGGCCCGTACAGCACTGAAAAACCAACTCGTCGGAAAGAATGCCCGTGGGTACAAGCCGGATGAATTGGACGCTCTGCGCAAGGCGAGCAAGTCCGGGGCAGGGGAAACCTCACTCCGTCTTTTGTCTGCTGCCTCGGGCCTTCCCGCCAGTATTGCCACCGGTATCGGCGGAAACCCAGTTGCCGGTGGTCTGCTCTATGGAGCGAGCCGTGGCCTAAAGAACGCCGCCGACAAAGCTGGCCTGAAACGAATTGAGGATGCCCGCAATCTCATCCTGAACGGCGGTGAAATTCCCAGCATCTCCGAACGCTTTGGCGCATTCGTGCGCGGTAAAATAAAATAGGAGGCTCCGTTGAGTGGCACCCCGTATTCGCAGTTGGTCAACCAACGCAGCCAGTAACAGCCAGACCCCGCCATTCGGTGCGCCGGAAGGTGGCACCTTCGTCAATCAGCTCTCCGACATCCTCCGTCAGATCATGGCGGAGGTGCGGGCTTGGTGGGAGGCGGCGGGATGGATCGACTATGGTCATGTGCCGACTTACTCAAGTGCGACTGTTCTTACCGTCCCCGGAAATCAGATCTCGATCTATGAAGTTGGCCGTCGTATCCGTGCGACGACTTCAACCCAAACCTCTGTCTTTGGAACCGTCACGGCTGTTGCCTACACGGCTGTGACGACCGTCACGGTAAGCTGGGACAGCGGCTCACTCGACACCACAGTTGCAGAAGTTGCCGTAGGTGCCGCGACCATTTCTAGTCCTTGGATCTCGTTCCGCGCTTTGGCCGGCACTATCCTCCGCTCGCAAATGCCCGGCGAGGCAATTTTCCAGACTGGTATGGTGCTGCCGTATTTCGGAACGACGGCACCGACTGGATTTGTTCTGTGGTTTGGCACGCTCGGTAGCTCGACTTCGGGCGCGACCAATCGCGCGAATGCCGACACGCAAGCGCTTTACGAGCGGATTTGGACAACGTTTGCGAATACGGAAGCCGCTGTGTCGGGAGGGCGAGGTGCGAGTGCATCAGCCGACTTCGCCGCGAATAAAACGATTGCCTTCCCTGATGGTCGCGGATGCGTCCTGGCGATGTTGGATAATCTCGGTGGAACGACTGCGGGCCGGATCACGAGCGCGATTAGCGGCCTTGATGGCACAAAAGTGGGCGCACGTGGCGGTGATGAGAAGATGCATCAGCACAATCACGCGGTCACCGATCCGGGACACACACATGAAGTAGCTGTGACGACCGTTGGCGTTTCGGCCGGTGGTACGCGCCTTCCCTTAGCAGGTCAGCCGACCCGTGACGGAAACGTCGTCCAGAGCAATACCACGGGGATTTCGGTGAATAACTCGGGCGCGGGTGGTTCGCAGAACGTCCAGCCGACAATCATGATGCCCTATATTGTGAAGCTCTAGCCCATGTTCATTCCAAACCTTCTCGGCTTTCCTGACATCGCAATGGGTATGGGCTCCAGCGATGGCGGCGGAGAAACACCGTTTTCTCCCAGCGATATTCCCGGTCTTATCCTATGGCTGGATGCCTCAGACGCGTCCACCATTCAGCAGAGTGGGGGATTTGTCAGCCAATGGAGCGACAAGAGCGGGGCAGGAAACCACGCGACGCAGGCTACCGGCTCCCGGCAACCTCAGACCGGCGTAGCGACTATTAACGGGCAGAATGCGCTGGCGCTTGATGGTGTTGATGACGGCTTGAGTCTGCCTGCTAGTCTCTACGACTTGCTCGGCTCGTCGCCTGTCACCGTTTTTGTTGTCGGTCAATCGAATAATGTTGGCGACGCGACTCAGACCTTCCTTAGCGGGAACGTGGGCTCATTCCGGAGACACGGGATCTACACGACCGCCGCCAACTACAACTATTTCAACCGCTCATCTCTGGCCCCGACGATGATTACTCAGGCGCGGGACGCAGCCCCCCACTTGATGGGTTTCTATCGCGACGGCACTCAACTGGTGCCTTGGCTAGACGGTATCATCGGCAACAACATTGCGAACTCTGAAGATATCGTCCTTACCTCGCTGACCATTGGAGCCAACTCTACGTTCGCGTCCGAGAGACTGAACGGGTGCGCGGGGGCGATTTACATTTTCAATCGGGCGCTTACGAACGCCGAACTTAACCAGATGAGCGGATATATCGCAGCGAAATGGAGCCTTACAGCGCCTACATTCGCCACAACACCGCTCTTTGGCCGACGCAAAACGACCGTCGTATTCGGAGACAGCATCACAGCGGGTGTGGCGGCGACAACCGCCGACAACAGGTGGGCCAATAAGGTCGCGAATTCCGTAGGTGCGACGCTGCTAAACCAAGGGATCGGCGGAACATTCCTGCAAAACAGTAACGACAAGAACGGAAACCCGACTCTCAATAACGGGCGCGACAGATACGTTACAGCTCTGACCGGTGCGAACAAACGTGATCTCTGCATCATCCAGTACGGCTTCAACGACATGCGGTACACGCCAGCGCCCGCGTCCGTGAACGTCGCGAATTACCAGAACGACCTGAGCGAGATCGTTACAGGCTTGATCGGCACGTACGGATACAGCGCGGACGACATCATCATCGCTACCCCGCCTTGGTTGCAGCCGAATGGTTTCACGAACGCCAGCGCTGACTTTGTTGGCTCCAACGACAATGTGAACCAGACCTATGGTGCGGCTGCAAGAGCGGTGGCGGTGGCGAATGGGACTTACTTTGCGAACACGTACCAAGCGCTGAAAGATGTAGGAATCCCCGGTATCGACACGGATCTGATCCACCCCAATGACTTTGGAATGCAGGCAATTTATAATGCCATCATGGCCGCAGCGAAGGTGTCCTAATGACCCGAAACGAACCCTCCGCGCTGCAAATCGTTCTCGAAGAGCTGAGGCTTCTCAGGAGCGACATGAAGATCGAGAACATCGCGATCCGCCATGACATCCGAGCTAGCATGGAAAGAGCGGATGCCGCCCATGACGAAATCGCAAAATACCGCAACCGCCTCTACGGCTGGCTGACCGCCATCGGCGGCGGCGGCGTGACCATTGGCGTATCCAGCGCGGACGGCATCAAAAGTCTCGTCAAAGCGTTTTTGTCATAAGGAAAGTCCAGCATGTGGAATTGCGTCTCGAACGAAAGCTAGCAGCCAACGGTGCCGTGATCGGCGTACTCAACGGCTTATCCGTCCCTATCTACACGCTGGAAGACGCGTGGAAAAATAATCAGCCGAACGTGAGCAGCATTCCCCTAGGGCGGTATCAGGTGAAGCCCCACGGCTGGGAGATAAATTCGCCATTCAAATACAAGCAGGTCTGGCAGATCCAGAACGTGCCGGGCCGGTCGGCAATCCTCATCCACGCGGGAAACACCCATCAGGACACCCAAGGCTGCATCCTTGTCGGCCTCGGGATGCAGATCACCCAGCTCAAGTCGATGGTGTCGGACAGCCGCCTTGCGGTGGATCTTCTCCGAAAGGAAATCGGGGAGCGGGAATTTACGCTTGTGATTGCCTAAATGCCGGAAGTCGCCGTATGGTGACATTGCTTCGGGCTTTCCGTGGTTTTTCCGAAGCACCTCCGGGGGCAGTAAGGGGTTACTGCCCTTTTTTATTGCCGCCGATTCCGGCTCGTGATGTAGTTCTTCCAAAGAAAGACCTACTCATGAAATCCAAACTTCTTTTGACCGCGCTGGCCGTGTTCGTGTTTTTCGGCGCGGCCGGTCTGGCTGACCTGTTCGGTATGGGCGACGTATCCGGCTACCTCAAGGGCCAAGGTGAGGCGTTCAAAGCCGAGTACCGCGCTGTCCAGACAGCCGACACCCTGACCGAAACCACTGTCATCACCAAAGCCACTTCACTCACGACTGTTGAATAATGTGGCCTGCTGCGCTCCTCGAACTCCTCAAGGCGATATGGCCCTCCATCGTGGGGGCTGTGAAGCTGCTGGCGGCGGCGAAGGTCGGGCAATCTGTGGCCAGCGGGGAGGCGGCAGCGCGTGAACTGGAAAAGGTACATGACGCGGCCCGTGCTTCTGCCCGTGTTGATCTTCTCTCCGATGATGATGTCGTGCGCGAACTCAAAAAGCGCGGCTTGTATCGAGATGGAGAGGCTTCAGCCGGTAGCAAGCGCCAGTGACACGCCCGAGCGACGCCGGGAAATTCTCAAGTATGCAATGATTGTCGAAGCGACATGCCCATCCAAGTTCCGCCCTTAAAAGCAACGAGCAGAAAGATCATACCGGCCACCGTGTTGGCAGTGCTCCTTGTTTTGGCGCTAGCAATCCGCGCTAACCCGGTAGGAGTCATAGGTGTTGTGGTTATCCTCGCTGCGGGTGCAGGATTCTGGCTCGCGCGGTGAAAAAATAGTTGCCGTTGAATACGTTGCGGGAATTGAGTTTCCCACAGCTTTCCACAGGGCTGGCGAGTCAACGGTCAGAAGAAACGTAATGACTATATTTAGTGTTTGACCGAATCGTTGGTCTAGTCACTAATGCGCAGCAAGCAGCAGCACCAATGTTTATTTAAGCAGAGGTGCGCGCATGGAAGACCCCAAAGATTCCCTCAATTTTGAAATCGGCTGGTTTAAGGCGTCCGCAGTGGGCCGCTTCACCATCGTGTCCGTCCTGACCTTTCTTCTGGTTCTGCTGGCATGCGGATGGGTGTTCGGCCTTGGGCAGCTCGGCAAGTCGATCTCCGAAGCCGAGCCGCACATCACGATAGGCAAATGAAAACCCGCCGAAGCGGGTTGCGGTCAGTGGCGGGGTTAGAACGTAGTTGGTTGTGCAATGCTGCGGATCAGTGCCATAAATCCCTTCTGCAGGTCCGTCTTCGCAATGTTAACCCAGCGCATATCGATAGCGTGTTGGCCGGTTTGCGCATGAACGGCCGCGAGCCCATCAACGAAAAGGCCAACTTTCTCTGCGAGTCCTTTGGCCTCATTCATCAGATCAATCTCGTCCTGAGACAACTCGCGATAGCCAGTGATTTTGCGGTGCTGATTTTCCATCAGTATTTCTTTCTTAGGTTGATGCACCGGCAGGGCGTTAATCCTGCTGCCCGACTAGCGTGGTATCGGAACGTAGTGGAGCGACCACTCATCGCAGTTGTATAGCGTTCGCGCTTCTACTTTCAGCGCCGCAGTGCCCACAAAAAATGACGCACCCCGAAGGACGCGTCAAACATTTCGTTATGCGGCTTCATCCTGCCGCTCGGTTTCGGGAAACGCCTTCTTCCAAAGCCATTCGCTTGCCTGTCCGGCGTAGCTGGCGGCGTTGAATATCGCCCTGCTGTCCTCCTTCAGCACTTTCAACCAGCTATCGAGGTAGCTGGCCGAACGGTATGTAGCTGGGATTTCCAGCCGGGCGCATAGGAAGGCTGAACCCAGCTCGGCCGTCAGCTCTTCGCGGGCGTAGGCCGTATCCCCGAACTTCTTTCCGAACTGCCGGTCGAGGCGGTTCTTGTGTCCGCTGGCGTGGATTAGCTCGTGGTTGAGGGTTCCGAAATAGGCCTCCTCGCTTTCGAACTGGTTGGCGAACGGCATGACCACCTCATCGCCACCGGGATAATAGGCGGCGCGGTTGCCGCCGTTCTTCACCCGAATGCCGGTGCCTTTCACGAAGTCAGAAGCCTTCGTATAGATGACAATCTGGGTTTTTGGCGCTTCCTGAGCGGCAAGATATTTGTCCGGCACACCCTCGATTTGGTCGATATTGAAGACTGGATAGCTTTTGACGATGGTCATTGCTTTGTCCTCGCCGCTCTCGTCCTTCTTCACGCCGTGCTTGGTGAAGATGACGTGGGTGGCTTTTTCGCCTTTCTTTACCTTCGCTCCGATGCCGTTGATCTGCGCATATGTTGCGAATTGAAGGCTCCCAAAGCCCCGTTGTGACGCGGTAAGCCACAACAACAGGATGTTTCCCCCGCTATAGAGCCGTCCGGTCACAAGGTTGGACGGTATCATTCCGACGCCGGTCAATTTGGCATCCCTCCACGGGCGAACCCAAGGGGGAGTACCTTCTTCGAGCTGGCGGATGACCTCCTTTGTGACGGAGGCGTAAAGGTCATTCACTTTCATAGCTAAACCTCGCGAGAGGCCGCAAAGGATCATCTAGCCAAAGGTATCCCTCGGGCCTGCGAAAAAGGTGAAGATGTAACGGCTAGATGATAGAAAGGTAATATATGCGGGAGTTGCTGGCTATTATTACGACACCATTTGTCATTGCTTATAGGGGCACAGCGTTGCTCCTTTCGAGCGTGGCATGGAGCGTTCGATATTCCATGCGGATGCAGAAGGGCTTTAAGAAGTGGCGGCAAAAGGTAAAACCCGCCCACGGCGACGCCGACTTCGCCTCGGATAAAACCCTCAAAGGGGGCGGTCACCTCGATCCGGAGGGATGGTTGGTCGGCGTGATCGAACGACCAGGGCGTTTTCTGTCATGGCGGAAACGACGTAAGCGGGTATTTACTGCCCGAGAATCTTGCGCCATCGGAATGGCCGCGCGGCGCACTGGGAAGACGCAGACGGCGATTGCGCAGCTTATCGAACTGGCAGGTCGCAGAGACAAGCCCGACGTGGTGATAGTCGATCCGGCTGGTGACATTCACGCGGCAACCCAAGCAAGCTACGCGCAGGCTGGGTATCGGTTCATCGTGATCAACTTCGTAGATCCACGCGGGAGTGAGACGTATGACCCCTACGGCTACCTACGGCCTCACCTCGTGTTCGATTTCGACAGGCAGGTAGATCAGCTTTGCCAGCTCATCATGCCGGATGATGCGAATACCCGAGAAGCCCACTTTCAGGAATTCGCCCGCATTCTTTTGGCCGGTACGATGGCATATCTCCTGAAAGAGAAACCGGAGGATGCCACACTGTTCCGGACGGTCGAGCTTTTGACGACCGACACCAAGGCGAGGAATGCGATGTTCTCGAAGATGCGGTCCTCCCCCGATCCTATCGTCCGACAGGCTGTCAGTGCCTTCGAAGAGGCTGGAAACAAGGAGCAAGGCAGCTTTAGCACGACGATGACCCGAAAGCTCAAGGTCTGGCTGCGGCAGAGCGTGAAGTCGCTCACCGCCACCGGTGAGATAGACGCGAACGGTGACATTGTGCGCGGTTGGACGTGGGAGGGCATATTCAGCGGTTCGGGGCCTACGGTGGTCTATATTCGAACCGGCTTAGGCACCGATGAGGGCGCAGCGGCCCGCCTGATCCTCGGCAATGCCATCAACACCCGGCGCGCGATGTTCAATGAAGGAATGACCAAGTTTTCCAGAGATCTCCGCATTCTGGTGGATGAAGCGGTGACCATCGGCAACTGCCAAGCCATCATCGACGCCACGAACGAACTCGGCAAAGCCGGGGTGAGGGTGATGCTATGGTATCTGTCGTCGCGGGACGTCTTCCAGACATTCACGAACGCAAAGACCCTTCTCAATAACTCGGACATACTGATCTTTGGGGGCGGTAAGGAGATGGACGCCTACGAGGATTTCAGCCGGATGATCGGAGAGAAGACCATCGAGAACAAAGGCTATTCCCAGAGCAAGCAAGGGGAGAGCCAAAGCGCGAGCGAGCAGGCGAGGCGGGTCATCAAGGCCGACGAACTCCGTCGCTTACCCTTTTACGAGATGGCGGCCGTGTTGGGAAATAACGCGGTCTTGTGCCGTAAACCCTTCACCATCGGCAAGGACGGCGTGACATATCACACCTCGTAATCGTCAACCTCCACGATGACGTACTTATCGCGGTTTTCCATAAATTGTGCCAACGCCTCGTCCTGACCTGACTGCTCAAGGTAGTTGATATACTCGTCCTCAGTGATCTCCATCCGCTCAAAAGCCTCAAGTGCGTGTTCGAGCGGAACGTCCTGAATAGCGCCTATGATGGCATCATCGAACATCTTCTCCGCTGTCTCGATCTCTGCGTCCGTCCCGTAAGTATGCCTTAGTTCGGCTTGACGTGTGGCGGCTTCTACTACGGCTTCGAGCATCGTGGTATGGGCGAGCTGGGCAGCATAGTTATACTCGCCCTGTTCTCGCTTTCGGTAATCAACGTAGTGCTGGGCCTCGGCGTGGCGATCCTGCGCATGTTCGGCAGCTTTACGCGTGCCGGTCTTCCATTCGAAGCCAAAGGCAGCGAAGCCGAAACCTTTCAGCCTACCCTTAGCATTTGTCAGGCTCGAATAGGCGCGCTCGGCCTGATGGGCTTCTTGCTCGGCCGGAAGAACCTTTTCATGCAAGTGAGAAGATGCCGCGAGGTCGGCACGCTCCTTGGCAGCTAAAGCCCGGTCGTACCGTTCCTGCGCTTCGTGGAGCCGCGTTCTGGAATCGTTGAGCCGGTTCTTTTCGTAGACGGTAGAGTGAAGGAACCGGATCTTGTGGGCGGCGAAATTTACATCAGGCACGCGATCTTGCATGAGAGCCATATCTTCATCGCCCTGCTGGGCGTCCTCTGCTTCTATGTCCGAAAGGTCACTAACATCCGAAGCCTCCACCGAAGGTGTCTCAATGGCTTCTTGTTCGTTATCGTTTGTGTATCCGCGATGCTCACCGGCAGCTTCAAGGCCGAGCTCCTCATTGCTGCGGTGGTCAATGCGGAATCCGTAGCCGTGCTCTTCTAGGACGGCATTGCATTCGGTTTCCCAAGCTTGGCGTAGCCATGTGGTGGAGTTTCGCTCGACACCAAGAGAAGCCCGTACGCTCCGGCTTGAATGCAGGTGAAGTACGGGCTTACCGTCGTCATCGCGGTCAATCAGAATGGCGTGGAAATGCGGATTGTGGGGATGGTCGTTGTGATAAAAGGCGCTAGCTTTAGCGCGCCCCTCACCGGTGACAACCCAGAGGAAACGCTCCGTTGCCTGCTGTCGATGCTCTTCGGACATTTCGACCGGAAGCGACACAATAAGGGCATCGCCAAGCATCGCATTCTTGCGGCTCAAAGATGCTTCATTGGCTTTAATTGTCGCGCGAATTTCATGCCGGTCATCACCCATATTGACCGAACAAATCCACGCGCACTTATTCGCATTAGCGGCGTAGTTGGCTTTATTGGAAAGGTACCCATCACCGAAGGCGCGGTCAGGGTACGACTTTGACCTCGACCTATTAACGGACGAATGTTCAAGGCGGAAGTAACCCAATTTTGCCATTGCGCCAGCTTACCCTTTAGAGCGCAATAACAGGGGGACAATTTCCTAAATTGTCTAACTGCGCTATCTCTAAGGTACGCTATCGCTAACCGTCAAAAATCATAGTTGCCGTAACGGCTCACAACGGTGCTTTACGAGGCACTATCCTTTGACCACTTCAAGAGCAGATTGCCATCACACCGGGTGGTCAATGGTATGTTTATGATGTCGCCAATTAAATCACTGCTTGTGTCCGTAGGGTAGCATACGCAGCCGGGACTTATCTCATCCACCGGATCATCATGCATCGAGGGGATAGCTACATAAAGGACTTTGCCGTCAGTGAATATGAACTGCGAGGCGGTTAGAGGTTTTGGATAAAATACGTGTATCGAGAAGCTTCTCTCGTACGGTTCATTCGACCAGCGGGGCGAAATGTGCTCTCGCAAAATTGAAATCCCGAGAGACTGTTCAGTTGTAAGAGCTTCTATCGCTGGGACGAAGATATGAGTAAATACCTTCGCCGACGCACGCTGGCGTAAGGCACTTAAAACCCCGACGCCTTTAACGAACCCTAGAATGTCGGACGCAAGGACGACCGCAAAATCCGACGTAAAAAGCGGACTGGCGAAGTCGATGTGACGGAAGTTTTTGAAAAGTTGTATGGGAGAGGGATTCACTGACGAAGCCTTCAAATCAAGCATCGTTCGGACGGCCTCTCTTACCTGTCGGCCTTTGGCGGGCTGATCGTAAGCGGATTTCTGTTCCGCAGTAACTCGTATGCTTATCAGTGGGTCTAGTTTAGCCATGAGACTTTGATGTTAGATTCGGTCATACAAAGTAGTACATGATTACCTTGGTCAAACAAAAGTCTTTGATGGCATCGTCCAGCCATCCCAGAACGACTGCACAGCGCAGATCGAAGGGGATGGAGGTGAACATGGACAACAAAACACTTGCGCGCATAATCAAGGCGCTTGCCGGGCCAAGCGAACGAAGCAAGAGACGGCGGAAGGAGGTGTCTGTAGCTCAGCCGAGACCACCGGCTCATTGGCTGAGCTTATTTCAGGGGTTCCGCCCACCTTATCAGTACAACTCCGGCGTCCAGAATGCATACTTTGTCAAAGTCGTGCAGTGGAGGGAGGCAGGGCCTTGGTGTGGGGCATGGGTAGGCATTTACCAGACTGAGATGTCAGGCGGCGGCGAAACCTGGGCCGAACGATATTTCTGGGGCTTCAAAAACGGAGAATTCCGCGAGGTGAAGCAGCACGGAGTTCGCGGAATTCGCAAACGGTTGCTGAGGGGTTGAGACGATGAACACTCCTCAGCCTCGAAAAGTAACGCCGGGCCCTGTCGTAGTCGATTTGCGGGACGGCCTACCTCGCATAAACCCTGAGCACGCTGACTTCCTGCAAGGATTTGTTCCAAGCGCTCACCTGTCGAATGGACATCAGGAATTTAGATTAGTCGGCGTAAACCTGGATTTGGACACTGGCGAAACTGTTGCCACCTACGAAGCAGCGGCCATAGATTGTGTTGACATGGTCCGCGTACACACAATGGACGCCAGAATCCGTGATGGCAGACTGGTCCTGATGGATCGGAAACCCGTCTACATAAGCGCCCGAGTTTACAATGCGACGCGTGGGACAAAATTGCGCATAGACTACGGACGGTAGTCATTCATGAAAATCATCGAGTTTTTTGCAAACTTCGCGCTGCGGGTAACGGAGATGCTTGCCCGCTTCTCGCTTGAAATCCTTCTCGCCCTCCTAAAGGGGGCGGGAAAGGTCATCGGAGGTCTTCTGGGAGGGCTTTTTAGCGCCAGAGGACGCCAACCATCAAAACCAAACTGGAAGCAGCATAAACCCCGTAGAAGAAGGAGGAAGGTATGGGCGCGTCGTCATCGCCGGGCTTAACGTATGTCGCATTGGGTGTCGCCGCTACAGCGGTAACCTTTAACGCAATTGGCCAATGGGCTTTCAATTACCCTTTGGTGTATTGCCTTGCCGGTCCACCTGCGGCGCACCTATACAGCGCATGGGGCCTTATGGTACTGTATGCAGTGTCCGCTTACATCGTCCTTAACTTATTCCGAGGGCAAAGCATTCCCGTTATTGGTGGGGCGGTCATCTTCATAGGAATAATCGAATTGCCTCGTGTAGCGGAATACCTGTTCCGGCTAGGGGGCTCCTGTGGGTGACGAACAAATGCGGGAAGCAATCGCCAAGGAATACGGCATCGCGCTCTATCGCCAATATGGCGAGGAGCAGGCCGCTCATATCCTGAATGTTGACCCCAGCACGCTGAAACGCTGGCGCGCTGCCGGTCGAACGCTGTTCGTCCAGATGGGGCCGCGCAAGATCCGCTACCTCGGCATCCACCTTGCCGACATGCTGATGAAAGGCGTTCAGGACGATGGCTAAGTATCAAAAGCGGACTTTCCAGCTGGGCGAGTGGTATCTCGCCCAGCGCGAGAACTCTCCGGCTTGGTACCGTACTCGGTATAACTCGGAGAAGAAGCGGACAGAACGTGTCAGCCTTGAAACGGATGATTTCGAGGCGGCGACACGGAAGCTGACCGACTGGTATTTCGCCAACCTCAAACTCCAAGACGACCATGCGGCACCCGAAAAGGTGCCGCTCTCGTCTGTTCTGCTCGACTACTGGAACAATCACGCCCAATCGCTGGCCTCGGTGAAGAGCCGGAAGATCCTCATCCGGTACTGGAATGAGTTTTGGAAAGACGCCAGCGTTGCGGATGTGCGGTCGGTGCCAAGGCAGGAAGAATTCCATCGCTTCCTGTTTGCGAAGGGTTTGAACGTGGGAAGCGTCAACCGTACCCTTGAGGTCGGAGCCGCCGCCGTTAATCGCGCCTACAAGCGTGGAGCCCTGTCGAGCGCGCCGTTCGTCCAGAAGGTCAAAGACCAGCGCGACCTACGGGACATCAAGAAGGGCGGCGACATCACCCTTGACCAACTGCGCGCGTTCTTCCGCGCTAGCCCGGCCCCTCACTGGCAAGACCTCCTTATTATCCTTATCGGAACGGCCTGCCGTCCGGAGGCCGGTCGGCAGCTCACCAAACAGCAACTCGATTTCGACAACGGGCTTGTCCACCTCAACCAGAGGGGCAGGACACAGAGCGCGAAAAAGAGGCCTACGGTCAAACTGCCGCCGACGCTCGCCAACCATTTTCGGGATTATCCCGATGGGGTTCTAGTGCGGTTCCGGGGGCAGGCGATGTTGAAGAACCAAGCCGTCATGCGTCGGTCACGACAGAGGGCAGGGCTTCCCAGCGACGTGAACCTCTACTCCATCCGGCACTTCTGCGCCCGCTGGATGCGGCAAAACGGCGTTGACCCTTGGACGTGCGCAGCCCAGCTTGGCCACAGCGCCGGTGGCAGGCTGACGGTCACAGAGAGATACGCGGTGGCTGACCCGCAGTACCTTGCTACGAGCTGTAATGCGCTCGAAAATCTGTTGACCCTAGTGCTCGCGCCAGAAGCAAACCAAACCAGCACCGAAACGCCTGCGCTATATGGCTAGGGCGGTTGCGGACGAGAATGATGGCGGTGGCGGAAAGTTCCAGCGCCCGCCGCACCACTTCGCGCGGATAGACAGGCGTGTGATCGGTGTATGGTTGAACCGCTATCGTCAAAATCGGAGACTGAACTATCAAAAGTCCCTGATTTATAGGGGCTTTCGGTTCCGTTTTCAGATTGCCAATGGATCGGATTCGAAAATGACGAATTTAGATTTATTAGCAGCCATATTGAGCCGGAACGCTCTCCCTGTGGGGCAGGATTAAACTTCATTCGGCTTGTTAATGCAATAGGGTTGCTTCAAGCGACCTGCCGCACGCACTTCGCGACGAACGCGGAGACTTTATCGCGAACGTCGTCCTTCACCGCCTTCTGATACTCCATGACGACGATTGCGGGCTGACCGTCTAGCGTGTCTTCGAGCACCTTTCTGGCGACCTTTTCCGGTATCTCTTCCAGCCCGAATGTGACGGCTGTTTCGGTGTCGATTTTATCAATGCGTTCGCTGATGCAGTCGATCTCGATTGTTGTCGCCAAAACGACGCGTTTGCCGCCGCGCTGCACGATTGTGAGGCGGTTTCCTTCGGTCTTTGCGCCGAACGAAATTACTTTGATTGTCATGTGATTTTTTCTCCTGAATTACCAATATCTAGGAAATCTGGAAATCCAGAGATTCGATTTCTCCTAAATAAATCGTAGCGCCAATTACGGAGCTACTTATTTCAGGAGAATCCATTAATGAATACCAATTTTGAAGCATCAATTTCCCGCCTTGAAACAAAGATCGATGAACTTTCACGGACGGTAAATCGTCTGATGAAGCGCCAGTATCGGAAGCGCGATCACCTCACAAAAGAGAGCGGCGTTTACGAGATCATCAACACCATTACCGGCGACAAGTATGTTGGAAGCGCGAAGAATATTTGTACCCGTATTTCGACGCATTTTAGCAAGCTTCGTAAAGGCGAAAGCGAATGTGTCCTTATGCAAAAATCCTTCGATGAATATGGGGAATATGCTTTCACTTCCCGTGTTCTTGAACTGGTAAACGATAGGGAAGAACGCCTTGATCGGGAGCAGTTCTACATCGACAAGGCGGAAGAATACACGCTGAACACCCTTCGTAGCAGCCGTGGTCGTCGTGGAATGGAGTGGACTTCCGAAACGAAACAAAAGATGGCTGCATCTAAGACCGGCGAAATGCATCCCAAGTTCAAGGGTTACTACACGACGCCATTCGGCACATTCACATCGCCCTATGCCGCATCATTGGCTTGTCCGGATAAGCTAATATCTCACAGTGCCGTCGCCATTTATTGCGAGAAATCCGATACAATAATCAACAGAAATATGCTGGCAATGTCTAGTTATTTAAAAGCCAACTATGGTGAGGAAATTTTGGGAATGTCGTTCAAAGAAATCGGCTTTGGCTTTGCCGCCGCTGATTTCGGAAATTGAGGGAGGAACGACGATGTACGAAGAATTTGAGGCGCTCAGCCTGACCGAAAAGATGGACTTGGTTGAACGATGGAACAACGATCACACCGCCGATTATGAGCGGATCAAAGACAAGACCGATGCACTGAATAAATATCTGAATGAGATGGCTTCGCCATCTGAGCGAAGCTCAATCGAATAGGGACTGACTAACCGATCTAAGCCATCGATTAACTACTATATTCAACAGGTTACCCTGATTATATCAGGTGTGCCGAGAATGTCAATGAAGAACTTCAATTAAGTCATTGCTTTAAAACGAGAAATAGAAAGGATTGCCAAATACAACATCGGCTAGAGCCTTAGCCATCATCAAGAAGGCTGAAGGCGAAGAACTGACAGCATATTCCTGCCCCGCTGGTGTCCCGACGATCGGGTATGGACACACAAAGACCGTCACGAAAGTCGATGTTCAGCGCAATAAGACGATTACAAAAGCCGAAGCCGAACGCCTTTTGCGCGACGATCTAGCTGGCTTCGAGGGCGATGTTGCCAAGCTCGTTAAAGTCCCACTTACCGATGATCAATTCGGGGCGCTCGTATCGTTCGCTTATAATTTGGGAGCAAGGGCTTTATCATCGTCCACGCTGCTAAAGAGGGTCAACGCGAAGGCTTCGCTGAAGGATATCGAAGCGTCGTGGCTCCAATGGAACAAGGCGCGGGTGAATGGAGTCCTGTCTCCGCTGCGAGGGCTGACTATTCGACGTCAGGCTGAATTCGATCTGTTTAAGTCGGCGGTTCGGTGATCGGGGCTTTCCCATCGACGTAACCGAACCTGTCGGTCATCCACGTTTGGACGACGTAAACAGACGCGATGATAGCGACTGAGAATATGAAAGTAGTGACGAGTGGGCGGCGTTTTAGAAACTTCATGAAAGCCGAACGTTGTCATTTTGGATCGGTTCCCGGTCCGCTTGGGGCGCATAGCCCAAGAGCCATATTTCCATGCGTTCCGGGTTATGGTCGTGAACAAATGGACATCCCGTTGCCGTTTCCCCGCGTTCACCAGCCTCTTTCCCAAGATGGAAAAGGTGGATGCGTTCGATAGCGATTACATCGTCAAAATCGACTGAAGCATAACCGTCGAGCCATGCGCTGCGCTCAGTTCCGGCTTCGCGGTATGGATTTGTCGCGTCTGGCATGCCGATCCGACCGGCTCTGCGCCCTTCTTCAAAGCACTTGCTGTACTTCACATCATCTTGTGACATTTGAGCGATCCGCGTTGGAGATGCAGCCAAACTTGTTTCAAAGACTTTGGTTCCCGATCGCAGAGATGACGCGGCTTCTAAATAGCTAAAACCGTAGCTATTTGAGGCCCTTAATATGGCTGTTGCCCAACTCGTCTTTTCCAACATTACCCCTGATGCCGCCGTTATGTCCTGCGATTTTGAGTCCCAGGAACTAGACTCAGGTGCCGTCTACACGTTCTCGTCCGCCGCTAAGAAGTATCTGATCATCACCGCATTGGCAGACATCTACGTCGCCTTTTCGAGCGGTGCAGCCGCCCCGAATGCAGCCGTAACGCCGCGCGTGAAGATCGCTGCCGGTCAGTCGTTCCCGTTCTCGATTCGCTCAGGCGTGAAAGTGACGGTCGTTAGCGCCTGATGCTGAGTTTTAGTTTCGGCTTCGGCTTCGACACAGCCCTTCAAAAATCCAATGAAACAGTTCCCGCGCCTTATCCGGCTCCGTCCGGCTATCGTTGGGAATTTGTCACCGAAAGTAATTCAACAGACCCGAACGTCTTCGAAAACGGCGCACGCGTGGTCGAACTCGCGAGTATCGCTGCATGACTGAACTTCTCTCCATCCGCTCAGCCGCATACCGTCAGGCTGCAACACGCTGCTTTCCGTGCCTCAATTGGAATGCGTCGATCCCATACCTTCGGGCGATCTCGACGCACAAAGCCCGACGTCGGCTCGTTAATCCTTTCGCTATTTGGCAGTTATTGTCCGCAGAACATCTATCGATTTGATGAATTCCGCATTCACCTTCGTTTCCAGCCCTGTCGCATCGCCGGTACCGGACTCCAGGTCGAGCGCATCGATCGCGTTCCAGCTTGCCGCCTGTTCGATCTCGGATTTCATGATGTCGCGGGATAGCTTGGCGTTGGCGGCGGCAAGGACTTGGGCATCGGCGATCATCTGAGCGATCGTGCGTTCATTCTGTTCGACGGCGCTAGTCAGGACAGCATTGCGTTGCTTAAGGGTGTCGATCTCAGCCGATGAAATGTGGTGAGAGATGTACCAGCCGCCACCAAGGGCAATGACGGCGATGATCAGGGCTATGATTGCGTAGAGATTGAGTTGAGCCATCGGCTATTTAGGACCGGATGGATTATCCTCATCAGAATCTCGCCTTAAAAGTACGTCTATAATACGTTTCTTATTCAAAGAGACGCGCTCGTCGTTCATCATACTATCAAGCTTGCGACGAAAGTTCTCAACCTCAGGGTCGTAACCGTAGAGACCGCCGAGGCTCGATGGAACTTGATTGGCATAGATTGCTTTGAACACATCGGTTGCCGGTCCTACGTCCGCGATGCGATTCGAAAGGCGTGCTATTTCTTTCTGGATGCCTTGAAGCTGTTCAAGAAAGAATTCCTCTTTGCCGACCTCCTTGGTTTCTAAACCGGCTACTTTGAATTTTCCGAAATGTCCGAGGAATGGCGAGTATTCCGCGTCCGACTCCACGCGCCGTATCGTCGCGCGAATTTTGTCGGAGACCAGCTTTTGGAGACTTCGAACGTCATCAAAGCGCAAATCGGCGCGATAGTTTATGTGTTCGATCGGTGATGTGTCGAACGAATAGTCGGTCAGGTCATCTTTGATGACGATCGTTGGTTTATTGAACGCAAGCCTGAGGCCTAGTTCAAACATGACGTTCGCGTTCTTGCCGCTCACGTCGCAGATCACGATCGGATCGTCGTGAAGGTTCTGCACAATTCGCGCATGGATCACGCCGATATCTTCGCTCTCACTCACAAGACGGGGAGTGTATTTTGCGTCTCGAACCGCTTCGTCGAGGATTAGACGAACCCGTTCCCAATGAGCCTTGTCGTAGACCCCTCCCATGCTGGAAATGGGCATCACGATTCCGCAAAAAGGTAACTGTGCTTCGATGCCGGATTGCATCTCTGTAGTCGCGACGATCTCGTTCATGGGTTCCTCCGTTCAGTAGGAGGATAATTACTTCAACCAGAACGGTAAGGCTATGTCGCGATTAGCGCGCTCAACGACTTTACATGCTTCGATGCGATCCGGCACATGACCATGTCGTTGTACCATTCGTCGCTCAGCAGTACGTCATTGGCGAACTGAAGCCGGGTCTCGTGGTAGCTCATCTCACTTTTCGACCGGCATAAGTGGACGATCTCACGATGGAACCGGTCAATGCCGTGTTCCGCGACTATGGCTTTGATGACCGGCGATGACGACCAGTATGTCAGCCAATCCGATTCCTGGACCTTTTTGCGCTTCCGCTTGCACCCTTTCAGCGGCGGCAGGGTCTTGGTCGAGAAAAACTGCTTTTTGCCGACGTACTTTTTACCGTTGATCCGGTCTGTTAGCAGATATACGAACCCGACGTGATTGCCGATGTCGGCGTTGGTGAACGGCTCACCGCGATAAATCCAAGTAATATGCGTCGTCCTCTAAAACGCATATTTATCCAGCCGTCATTATTTACGCTGATGAGTAAGCCTTAATGTATGTTCTGTGAATATTCGCTGTAGGTGCTGTGGATGTTCGCCTGTTGTTGGCGACGGTTATCAGTATTTGCACGGTCGAATAAAAAAAGACCCGACGAATGGTCGGGCCTGATGGAGGTTCAAAGCACTTTCCATTTAGAGAACACTAAAAAGCGTGAATGCTGACAACCCGACCTACTGAACGAGGTGGTTATCTAGCGGCTTCATCATCGCCTTCAGTTCGCAAGAGCCGCGAAAACCAGCCAGCCAAAGGTTGACGAGATCACGAGCTAAGTCGTCTAGGCTTGGTTCGCGAGCATCGATGCCGCGATCGAGACGTATTTCTTCGAGAACGGTCCTAAGCAGACCAAGATCGGCTGGTTCCAGCGCTTCAAAAGCCGTGAAGTACATGCAATTGCCCCATTTTCGCCATAACCTACCAGCGATGGGCGGTAAGCGAAAAGATGCGAGAAGTTGCAATAGCTTTTATGTGATCCGACTTTACCTATTGACTGGTTGCGATGGAGGAACGTATAGGGAACACGTCACTCAATGCGGCTAACCGACATGGAACCAACGGACGCAATCCTTGAGCAACTACGGTTGCTGAACGCGAAGCCAGACCAGCCCGTGAGCATGTTTGACATCGGCATCCCGTTGATAGGACAAGGCTACACGCAAGACCAAATCCTCAACGCGCTATTCTACCTCGAAGCGAAGAAGAAAATCGAATTGCTTCCGGGTAACCGGCTCAGGCTAATTTAGCTGTTACTCACTCATATTTCTTGACAAGTCGCACTATTCGCCCAAATATTCGGCATCTGCTTAAAATTAAAAGCAAGACGGCAGTATAAGGAAGCAAATCATGGCGGTCGATATTCTGGCGAGCGCACCATTTCGTGCGCCTGTACTTGTGCGAATTGGTCACGGATCATCCGAACCGGTTGAAAGTGCATCGGACGCAATCCACTACCTTCAGAATAGGTGGCCTCATGAGCGCGGCAAACACTATCGCCGCGCCATGAAGGTCTGCAAAGAAGCAGCGCAAGGGTCTGTTCCGACTGAAGTTGCGCGGGAGGCGTTCATATCCGCAGCGATCGAAGCTTACGTTCTCGCTTGATTTACGGGGGAGTGCTCTCTGCCGCGCGGGGTGAGAGAGGTGCGCGGCAGAGAGGCACCATTGAGCCGGTCCATGGGCAATGAGACCGGCGAACCCCAAACCAGTCGTATCTGACTTAGTTCCTCTTGAGTCCGCCAAACCCTTTTTAGCGAAGCCAGCGGGCGTCAGTCGATATTTCGAGACGGCAGAGAATTCGCCATCAGCTTCAACCAAACCTTCGTTTTTAGCTTGGATCGCTGTCTTTAAGCCGACACCATCGGGCAAGCTTTTAAATGCGCGTGGACCAAGAGCCATGATCAGAGTGCGCAATCTGCTGTATGTCATGCGAGTTCGCTATTTTCATGTCTTCCGGTTGCAGCAACCCCCACCGGACTGAGCCGGTGAGGGGAGCAGTACAAGGACAGCCGACGTCCATGCGAAGGCATCGGCTGTCTGCGAAACCACGACTTTTTGCGATTTGTTCCGAGCAAATTTTGGCAAAAGAAAACCCCGCTGCGTTTACGGGGAGGGAGGACGCAGCGGGGTATGTAGGGTCCGCTTCTGGGAGGGGGGAAGCCAGAGCGTGCAGCAAAAACGGCGATTGCGTTGATTGGTTCCCTCAACGCAAAAGGGTCCGGAAGCCGAAGCCGCCGAACCCATTGTATGCAGGAGACACATACGTCTTTATTTATGAATACAGTGGTCGCAGCCGCACCCGCCCATGGCGCGCGCCCAATCGGCATCAGACTTCCGCTCTTTGACATATTCGATGGCTTCGGCGATGTCCTGTTTTGTCGGATCATCGATCGACGCCCAAAAGACGGCTTTCCGGCGCGCGTTCGTCCCGGTCGTGAACCCGCTGTAGAGAGCGCAGAACATCACGCCTAAGAAGGCGGGAATTTGGAACGCAATTGTCATCGTATCGAACGAAATCGACATGGTATCCAGCACGATATTCATGTGTCGCGTCCCATTCTGTAGCCAATTGCGAACGTCATCAGTATCGCGATTGCAAAGCTTAAAAAGCTCATTTCCACCGGCATTTCGTTCTCCCGTTCTTAGTCGAGGATGCTGACGTGTTCCATCAGCCTCTTTTTGTTTTGGGCGTGGTCCATAGCGGCTTTCAGAAAGCCGAAGTCCTTGCACCACTTGATCAGTTTGTCGTAGTTCGCAAAGAACTCGTCACGGGCTTTCCGGTCGTAGACGAGCATTTCAATTTCAGAAGACAT